AGATGTGTTTCATATGTTTTCATAGAAGCACTGGGACGATAGGATTCTACCGTCATTCGGGCTGTATCTTCTAAGAGTTTTAGCTGAGCCTTTATAAATGGTAAATGACTATCTATCTCGCGAACAGGACACGTCATTTGCTTTAACTGCCACATAAGTCGTCTACGTGCCTCGGATGTTAATTTTCCACCATTGTAGTCGGAGGACATTCTTTACTAATAGAAGATATATTAGGTGTGTCACTGATAATGTTTTTTCGGGTGCAAAGCCGGAGCTACCATCTAACATTGTCGCTCATGCTGCCAGTCTCTTTTGAAAAAGAGACAGTTAGAAACATAAATGCTTCGCCATGCTGTACGCTAACTTTGCTAGCGCAAAGGGCGCCTATTCTTAACATCGCTAACGCTCAGTTAGAATAGGCTAATCTGTCCGCCTATTCTGAAATTCGTCGTTTTTGCTTCGCAAATCTCCTCAATTCGAATAGGCTAATCCGCCCATGCCCGCCATGATACGCAGCACGTTGTAATTCGTCGCATAAATCCGTACCTTAGCCGTATTTCCATTCCCCACCGTATTGTTCGACACTACAAGCTGCAAGGTCGCAGTGTCAATGCGGCTAAAGTTACACGTGCCGCTCGGCTGATGCTCCTCTGGATTGAGCGCAAACGAATAAACGTTAATGCCTACCGCAGGAATATTCGTATGGTGCTGAAAGGGCTGGACCAAGTTGAAATACCGCCCCTCCCGTTGACTGAAACGATCCTGGCCGTTCAGTTGAATATTGCCCACAACCACCGGGTTGTAGCCCGCCAGCCCCTCCACGGTCGAAATGGAATAGCCCGATTCCAGAGCCGCGCGATCCCAATAATCCGAATAATTAAACGGCTGCTGACCCTTCCAAGGATCCACCGAGGAATCGCATGCGATGAAGGAATCCCGCTGCACGACCCAAATGATTTCCTTACACGGGTGATTGAACGACATTTTGATCTTGTTCGAAGCCGACGTGATGGATTCGTCCCCCGTGAACTGCAGCTGTTCAATCAGGTACTCGTGCGCCACCTGCGCAAATCGGCGACGCTCCTCCGTATCGAGATAGATGTAGTCGACGTACAACGATGCGGCCACAATACCCGTCGCATTCACGTAATCGAGGATCGCAGGATTGTTTGTCCAAATGAGATTTTGAAGTTGATTGAGTTCCAGCGTCACGCGCACTTCATGGTACTGCAACGCAATCAGGGGTAACGAAAGACCCGCATGTCGGTTAAACCAGAACTGAAAGGGGATGTAGAGCGTGTACTCGGGGCAGCAACTGCGGGCTTCAGCGCTAGAGTGCGGATCGCCGCCCGCACACTGATTGGTGCAGCCCCCGTCTACCCCCACCTGTGTAATCAGATTCGTCAGTTCGGGAACGTTCCCCACCATGTCGGCATACCCGGCCTGTTTGCCAGCCGGGCGCGTCAATTCATTCCAAATGTGGAGCCAGTCGCCGTAGTGTTTGTCAATCTGCTGGCCGCCGATTTCAATATAGACATCCTGAATCAAGTTGTGTCCGACCCAGTTGAGCCAGCGGAATTGGTCACCCGATGAATCACTGACTGACGGGTCATTCAGGTCAACGGCCGGCAGTGTCACCTGGAGATACATCCGGTGAATCAGGTCGCCATTGCGGCTAATCGTGCACTGAACACGACGTTGGAAATTCGCCACGCCGTTGAATGTCTGTTCAATGGATTCCATAGCAAAGTTGGAGTGACGGCGATACAGCTGTTTGAAGAATGTAACCTGCGGGTTCGCCGTCAGATAGACGTCTTGGGCACCGTACGCGACAAGCTGCATAAGTCCCCCACTTGTCATTCTCTACACGGACCTCGTGAAAATATTTCGTTTCTAACCGGGCAAGGTTTCGGGGCTAAAGGTCTATACCGTCATAGAATCAATTCCAATGTCTATACGAGATGTATTAGTAAGCGATACCATTAGTGAACCTAAGAATAAATCACATGCTCGCGCAACGACTTTGGAGGCGCATCATGTACAGAAAATGAAGGAGTTCACGGAGACCAAACATAATTTGGCGAACTTACAGACGACTTTGGAGGAGCTCGAACACAAAATCAGTGTGATTCCGGATTCTGGATTATTCAGCGATGAATGGCGGGAGTTGAGTGACCAGGCGGAGGCGACCCGCTTACAGATTCGAAGTATCAAAGCGGATGATCAGCGTTTGGATTATTTCCTGAATGTCGGTGATATGCTGTTTCAGTATTTTGATGCTCATGAGACATTGGCAAAGGGGGAGGCAGGAGTGAATTCCAAGATGCGGATGCCCACGAATTCGGTGTTGAGTTATTTTACGGAGGCCACCGATGAGTCGCCACAGCCCGAACAGAAAACCCCCAAGAAGGCCAGCGAAATAGATTCATCAGAAGGCATGAATCGCGATAAGATGATGGAGCGGTATTTGGCTGTGGTGGAACCCAGTGCTATCAAAAGTGGAATTATGCCGGGGTCCGGTATTGAGCCTGGATGGGGCACCTGTCCGACCTGTGATGTGGAAATGACGTTCTATCAGAATGAGGCGCTGCTAGGTTGTCCGCGTTGCGGCCATGAGGAATTTATTTTAATTGATTCGGAGAAGCCGAGTTACAAGGACCCGCCGCGGGAAATCACGTATTTCGCTTATAAGAAAATTAATCATTTTAATGAATGGCTTGCGCAATTCCAGGCCAAGGAGAATACGGATATTCCTCAGGATATCATTGAATCTGTTATGCGGGAACTCCGTAAAGAACGTATTTCGGACCCGAAGAAAGTTAAAAAAGAGAAGATTCGTGAAATTCTACAGAAATTAAAGTTTTCCAAGATGTATGACCATGTTCAACAAATAAAGAATAGGATTCAGCAGCAGATGACGATGTTGACGTTGTCCAAGGAAATGGAAGAGAAGTTACAACATATGTTTAAAGAAATCCAGCCGGCATTTATTAAATATTGTCCAGCCAATCGGTCGAATTTTTTGTCATATCCGTATGTATTATATAAACTATGTCAGCTTCTCGAAATGGATGAGTTTCTGCCGTGCTTTCAGCTTTTGAAGTCACGTGAAAAACTATATCAACAGGACCAGGTGTGGCAAAAGATTTGTCAGGAGATGCGCTGGCAGTTTATTCGGAGTATTTAACAGTTTATTCGGAGCAGAATGGCCAAACTTGACCTCCTCCGGATCACCTTAACGAATTAGTTACGACCGAACAAAATGTCCGCCCCTACCAGAATGTCCTACACCTGCGATGTTTGTACGAAGAGTTTCAAACAAAAGGGTCACTACGATTCTCACAAGGCGCGAAAGAAGCCTTGTGAAGCACCACCGCCGCCACCCGCATCTGTTCCCTTGGCATCAACAGTTCTGATGAAGCCGTTTCTCAAGTGGGTCGGTGGCAAGACGCAGATTATCAACGAAGTCATGGAACTCTTTCCTAAAGAAATGGGGAACTACCATGAGCCTTTCTTGGGCGGTGGCAGCGTGCTGCTGGCGCTGCTGTCCTGTAGGGCCAGTGGAGCAATCAAGGTCAGTGGAACGGTGTTTGCCAGTGACCTGAATTCGAATCTGATTGGACTCTATAAGAACATACAATCGGATGTAGAGGGTGTGATTACGGCGGTTAAGGCTCTTGTGACGGAGTTCACGGCGGCGACCGGCACCGTAGTAAATCGGAAGGCCACTACGCTAGCCGAGGCCCAGACATCGCCGGAATCGTATTACTTCTGGATTCGCGGGCGGTTCAACGCACTAACAAAAGAGGAGCGGGCTCTGGTCCCTGGAACAGCAATGCTGCTCTTCATGAATAAGACGTGCTTCCGCGGTGTCTATCGTGAGGGGCCACGGGGTTTCAATGTGCCATTCGGCAATTATACTGCGCCAGGTATCCTGGATGAAGAGCATCTACGTGCGGTGTCAGCCTTGATACAGGATGTCGTATTTACGGTGCGGCCGTTTATGGAGTCATTCGAAGTCATGGAATCCGGCGATTTCGTCTATCTGGACCCGCCGTACGCGCCGGAAACGGATGGGGCATCGTTCGTGTCGTATACAGCGGATGGCTTCGACCTCGAGAGCCATAAGCTCCTCTTCAAGACCTGCGATAGCTTCAATAGTCGAAACATTGGAATGCTGATGAGTAACGCGGCAGTCACTCTGGTAACGACGTCATTCTCGACTGCGGCGTATACAATCAAAAAGATTTCGTGCCGACGGGCCATTAATTCGAAGAAACCGGGTGAGCGCGCGGATGAAGTGTTAATTCTGAGGGCGGATGATAATGTTGCGGCTACGCACTAATCCATGCATCGAGCCTCGTGAAGTAATCGGCATCGTCGCCGAACATGACTTCTACTCCATATTTTGCATTGTTTTCACGGAGGAATTGGTACTTCCGATGGTCAGATGTGTAATCGGCCTTCAAGAAATCTGATAGACAGAATGCATACTTTACGGTGAATCTGTCGCCAAGACACCACGTATACTCCTCGATGAACTTTGAACCAAGTAGGAGCTTGGTGTCGACGCTACCGCCCGTGTTCTGATTCTTTTTTTCTAGGATTTTCAGTGTGTAGGTGTCTCCATTACGAAACAGATACGCTTCATCCGGATTTCGGAATAGTTCTTTGTTGTGGAAAGAGGCAAAGTACTCTTTCAGACCGCCCTGTGTCAGAAAGATTATCGAAGTGGTGGGGGTAAGTATCTTTTCAAGGTAGTAAGAATACTTGTTGCGGTACCCTGGAATCGGTTTACGAACAAATCCGTTGGCAAGAAGTCGCCCATAATTGTTCGTCTTCTCTTCAAATGCTAGACCATTGACATTCGTGTTCGCCCCGCCTGCACCGGTGCCGTGATTAACTATAGAAGTCATCTTCTACTCGGGTTGGTAAGCATGTTTTACGGTGTCAACTTTTACCTGCGTTCTAATCTAAAGCGTTTGTTCTACGAATATAATAGAGTCTCAGTGGCGTAAGTGGAAACGCGGTTGCCTTCTAAGCGACAGATAGTGGGATCGACCCCCACCTGAGACTCATTTAGTTCATTATCTCGGTGACCGAAGGGAATCCCTGGTAATGGACAACAGTCCATTATCTCAGCTGGTAGAGAGCCACTCTTATAACGTATTGTTATGCATGTGAGGTGGAGGCCACGAGATCGAAACTCGTATGGACTAATTCGCGTTAATAGTTCAGTGGTAGAATGAGACTCTTCCACAGATTGGTCACGGGATCGAAGCCCGTACGGTGCACTCTGCCGTTAGTTTAATTGGTTAGAACACAATCTGAATTTAGGTCTCGACATGGGTTCGATTCCCATTTGACGCAAACTCTTTTTAGTTCATTGTATGGTCTAAAAAGAGTCAGAATAATCACAAATAATGCTCCTCGAAATCTGTTGTCGTTGTGGTTTCGTTCATAAGGATTCAAGACGGGAGCCCGTTTATCGTGCCTACAAACCGCATTATCACTGGACACCGGCCGAAGGCGAACGTGTAGTCAATGGTGTTACGCTTCACGCAACTATCTGTGTTGGATGCTGTGGTCTCATGATTGATTGGGAAGAATTCGCCCAACAGAAACTACTAACACCAGCTAAATATCGTGTTAAGGGCTCGCTGAATGCGCCACTACCGGATTATCTGATGAAACACGTGGACCCACTGTATGCCGATTTTGCCAAACACTTTCCAATGGATGAAGACTAAAGAAGTAATGCGATTGACGAACAGAATGTATACGGTCGCCGCATTCGACCTCGGTATCAAGAACTTGAGTTATTGTGTTGCGACCTTCGATGACGTCAGCGGCTCTCTTCAAGAGATTAATGCGTGGGCAAATCTGAATCTATTGGCCGACGGCGCTCAGTCGCAAAGTCAGACACGCTGTGCTAACGCGGTCGCAGGCAAGGTATGTGGAGGCCCCGCGTCGTTTCAAGATGTTTCTCAAGCGAAACTCCTGTGTAAGAAATGCGCGAAGAAATCGGCGAAACCTATTTTGGATTTGTCAGGGTCCAAGTTGGCAGACTGGCGTGCCTGGGCTTCCCATCGGCTGGGTCTCACCGCAGCCGAAGCAAAGAAAGCCAGTAAAGCGGCCCTCATGGAAAAGGCCGGTGCGATTCGCCTCATGCCTTACAAAGCACCGAAAGTCAAGGGTGTTAGTCTCCAACAGATTCTGGTCGGAATGGAAGCATGTATGGATACGGAGCTGCCACGGCTCGCTGCTGCAGATGTTATCCGCATAGAGAACCAGCCATCGGAATTCGCACCGCATATGAAGTCCATACAAATCATGCTATTCACGCTGATTGACCACCGGCTTCGGGCCGAACATGGATGGACCGGTACGATTGAATTTGCGAACGCGGGTGTTAAGACACGGGGTTGCGCAGAAGCTGGTGTCGGTAAGGATGCCAAACGGTCTCGCAAACTCGCGGGCATCACGAAGGTCGCCGACGTTTTGGGCAAGGCAGGTCAGACAGAAAAGCTCGCATGGTGGAAGTCACAGGCCAAACAGGATGATTTGGCCGATGCTTTCTTGATGTGTTTGGACTACAAGCCGGCGATTACACAATGAATACAAAGACTGACAATACTATGAAATGTACCATGCTCTGTTGGATATTCACGGTCCCAATCGCAGCCGAACATGAGATAAACAGAAAGAGCAGCGGCAGCAATAGCAAATATGGCTAATGATATCTTATATGTCAGTGACCGCATCTGGGTGATATAGAAAATACTCATTATGACCGTTGCCCAAATAAACGCTTGGTCAATCCAGAATATATTCATGAAATTAGGATTTAGTTTTGGAGATGAATGCCATGCGACGGATGCGCCTGTCAATAGGAGTAACAGAATGGCATAGAATACATATTTTTTCGCGAACGCATGTCCAGCATTTGTCATAAAGAGCAATGACGTGATTTGTAACATGCTCCCTATTTTCTTACTGGGATTAATGTTACACTGCTCTTCTCCGCTCCGCTATAAACCGCTCTGCGGTTTAACCACGGATTAAAGCTCTGTTGTTAAGGCAACGATATGAGCGTACAATTTGCTGAAGGGAGTTCCAAACCATCCGTTGCCGAATTGGCTTCTTTCGCTTCGCGCGCAAAAGAGATTGACATTGGTGGTGGTGACGATATAGTGGAGCTCGGCGATGACCTCGGAATGAGTCTCCTCACGAATCAGAACAAGGTCGCGCCTTCTCCGAAGCGGCAGGTGAACTTTGGTTCTGGTTCTTCTGGTTCTTCGGCACCGTCATCCGCGCCCCAGATTCAGATTAAACCCATCGATGATTTCGAAGTTGTGAATCTGGACGCAAACCCCGGCGGTAACGATATCCATGTCCAGCGTGACACGACGCCATTTGTTATTAATACTGCCCCCGAAGTTGTCAGCGATTTTTCTTCGGCATCGTCCGGAATGAGTGCCGAACAGGAGGCCACAGAGAAACAGAAATATCTCACAAAGCTTCGGCGTCTCGAATCGCAGGACATCAAGGGTACGCGCATGACTATGGGAAATTCTCTGGCCGATATCAAGGCCGAACACGACCGTCTCACCGATAGCCGGAATCTGGAGGCGTCTATCCGGTTTCAGCGCAACGCACTCATGACATTTGTGACGGGTGTGGAGATGGTGAATGACAAGTTCGGTCACCGTCTACCGGTAAAGCCGCGCCTCAAGGGCTGGTCTGAGTCGGTTCACACGAACGTAGAGGACTTTGACGAGATTTTTGAGGAGCTGTATGACATGTACAAGGACTCGGCGAAGATGCATCCGCTCTTGCGTTTGGTGGGTACGCTGGGTGTTTCGGCGACAATGTATCACTTGACGAACACGATGGCGGAGAAGTCGGGTGTGCCGGGCATGTCGGACCTGCTGAATGAGAATCCGGAACTCCAGCGGCAGTTCGCGGCGGCCATGGCGGCAAAGATGGGTGGTGGCCTCGGCAATTTCATGTCGGCGGCGGGCGGCTTTGGGCCGCCGCCTGGTTCTGGCTCTGGATTTGGTCCTTCTGGCGTACCCCCGTCGCCACCACGTGGAGGAGCCGATACACGGGTTCCCTTTAATGTCGCGTCTGGCGCCATGGATGGACAGCGCGCCCGCCGTGAAATGCGTGGACCCAGTGGTGTAGATGATATCCTGAAGGCGTTTGAGATGGAGAGGCAGCAGGCGGCTTCGGTACCGGTGGCATCGCAGCATTCTACGGTGTTTACGCCTAGTGGACCACCGCCGACGCCACCGCGGCAGGATGCTCGCGCGGGTGTAGGCACTTCGGCAGACCCCTTTTCAGAGTTCGCGATTGACAGTGGTTCTGTCGGAACGGAGAGCACGATGAATACAGAGAGACGACGGGGGCGGCGGCGGGCAGCGGCAGCACCTGTCGGTGTGACGTTGAATCTGAATGTTTAATAAAACATATGATGGTCTTTGAGCAAATACCAATCCGATTCCTCATTCAAGAAATAGTGTAGACAGAGAATTACCGCAATTGTT